ATAAACTGATGGATCAGTTGCAATTCCAAAAGTATGTTGATTTAGAAATTGAGCCATATCATAACCCAAATCAACAAACATTTTTTTCACAGTAGTTGGAGCATTTGACTGAAGCGCCCGTTTCATTGGCGTTGTGATAGCTTTGTAGAAAACGCTATCCGTAAGCCAGTTTGCAGGAATGCCATATGGATCATCAACATTAAAGCCAGAGTCTTCTATGTGACGAATGCCAAGTTCATTGCGAAGTTCTACAGCACTACGATCAATCTCTAAAGCTTGATCTCGCAATTCTTGTGGAGCATCAGGCGCTTCGGCTTGAGAGCGAAGAGCGTTTGCTTCAGAAACTTTTGCACTTAGTTGCGTGTTAATTTCTACATCGCTTAAAGCGCCAAACTGCCGTTCTTCTTTTGGAGCGCGGGTAGCAAACATTTCAGGAGTAACGCTTATTGCGTTCTCGTTTGCTTTCTGAACTGTGTAAAACTCGTTGAGATACTGTTTTGTTTTTTCAAAAGCTTGAGCGCGATTAATGGTTGGGGCTGAAACTACAGCACCAATAGCCGCACCAAACAAAACAGAAGAAGCAACATTAATGCCAGCTTCTTGAAACGAAGCAGTAGGATCAGTGTATAGAATTGCACCTTCCCGAAGAGTTTCAATTGCCCCAACACTAACAGCAGTGCGTAGAGCGGAACGCCCAATAGTTAATGCGGGGCCACCAAATGGAATGCCCAAATAATTAACTGGGTCAAGGAAACCAGCAAGAATTGTTTTTCCTGAAGTTGCCATCCCAAGGGTTTGCCTTCTTTCAAGGGACCGATCAATTTGCTGACGCAAATGAACAGCAGCTTTTTCATTTGGAAGAGCAGCAAACTCATTGGCATAGTCACTATACTGACCACCAATGTATTTCTTGAAGTCATACTTCGAGTCTTTGGTCCAGCCAAATCGGAAGTTGCGCTCTATTGTAGAGATGATGGGATCAAAAGTCCTATCTACAGTTGCTACTACAACATCGCCAAACGCTGGGCTTTTGGGCACAGGCCCAGAAGTAATGGGCATTCCAGTAAAGAATGTTTCAGCCATGTTACTTCCCTTTATTAAAGACGTTGGCGTTTGCCTTGTCATTACGTTCTGCTGCTGCTCTTGCCCCTTCTGAAATGCCTGTAGCTACTGAACTAAACCATTCATAAACAGGCGTTATGCTAACATCTGGAAAAAGAGTAATTGCATTTGGATCAGCACCCATATCACCAGCAGCAAATTCTACATCAGCAGCAATACGAGCATTGCCAGCCGCAATAGCTTCAGCATCTTTAATGCGTTGCGCATCCTCAAGCATTTTTACAAATGCAGGATCGTTACTGTTGATAGTCATAACTGGATAAAAGATCATTGGAGTTTCTCCAGCTTCTGGCTTTACTGGAATGACTACCTTTTCACGGACGGCAACTGAGTCGCCATCCATCCACCTCATTACAGTATAAGATGTTCCACTTGATGTGGGCGGGCCATCTGGGCGCAACATAATTTTAGGCAACTTGCTGTATGGCGTAGGTTCTCCTGCTGGATAGCCACCAAGCCCACCAACATTGGGAAGATATTGCATAGTTCCTTTTTCAATATTAGTAAGATCAGCAACTACAGCACCAGTAATTTTTGTTCCATCTTCCATAAACCCATTTAGGTTTACGCGATCTAACGTAAAGCCTTGGAAGGCTGGTGCATTTGCACCAAGAACAATTGATGGGGCAGAACGTGAACCCAATCCGCCAAGTCCATTTAATACCCACCCATCTGCTGGAAAGGATCGGTTAATTTGAGCGGTAAGAGTTTCTCGGATCGTATCAACGCTATTGCCAGTGACAGTTGACGCGCCAATCAATCCAAGAGTAGCGGCTGTAATTGCTGCCATATCCTCTGGCATAGCGCCATCCATGCCATCAAGAGAAGCCACAAACACATCAAGCGGTTCACCAAGTATCTCTTCAACAGTTTTTCTATAGGTTTCGTTCCCTACATATTGATCATAGAGACGCATAGTTTGCTGTATTTTTTCTGGAGATTCTGCAAACAAAGATGAAGCGCCAGCTAACAAATCCATCTTTGCAATGTCTTTTTGATCCATTGAAGCAATCACAGCGGGAGACATAATTTCACCGCCAGTAGTTTCATTTGTAGTGTAGCGAAGATTTTGCCACGCTCTTAAAGTATAGGATACTTTATCAGCCGAAAGCGTTCCGCGAGTAGCACCCCTAAATGCGTCAACAACGCTTTGAGGTAGAACTGACATAGAAGCCAAGTCATTTAGGGCTGTAGACATCTTTGGGTCATTAAACAACTGACCATTGCTGATAAGCAATCCAGCATTAAGGCCATTAAGTTCTGGATGCCCTTGAGTAAAAATCTCATCAGCAACAGTCCTAACTTTTGCATCAGAACCATCTGCATAACCAACCATAATGCTAAAAGCTAGTTTGCCTTTGGCAACTTTCTCAGCTTGAACCTTGTCATTTTCTCTTACGTTATCAATAAACTCGCCAGCTTTTGTTGCAAGGTTTGAATTTTGCCCAGAAATTGTTGTGTATTGACGAGCCTTATCAAGTTCAATTTTTTGAGCGGGAGTAAACATTTCTCCGCCCTGACCATCTGTAAGATATTTCTTTACGTTTATTAGTTGATCTTCATTCATAGTCTGCCCAGAAAAAGCACGGCTTAAGTGAGCAAGTGCAGCATTATGAGCAAGGTCTTTAGTTAAGCTTTTGCGGTCTTCATCACGCAAATTGCTATTTGCAAATGATGTAATGCCAGACTCATATACACCATCAATTGCATCTGGAAGAAGGTTTGCCATATGCAAACCAGCATTTGCTACATACGAAGAAGCAATTGTAAAAGACTGCAACTGCTTCTTTTCGGTAATAATTTTCCCAGTGTTTTCCCGATAATCTTGCGCAAAACTCCCAAAAGAATCAATGGAACCAGCAGAGATGTTTTCTAAAGCAAGAATTGCATTGGCGGTATCTTGAAATTGCTGAGGCAATTGGTTAACTTTTTGGCTTTTTATTGCACCCTCAATCAATGATGCCTCAGCTACACTTGCGCCATCTAACGCCCGAATAAACAATCCACGCTTTGCTGCGTTGAAAAGTATCGTTGCTTCTTCTGTGATGGCAGCAGCTTCATCAGTGCGACCATTAGATTTAAGAAACGCTGCTTCTGATGTTCGATTAACAAAATCACTTTCTATAGAAGAAAGGACTGCTGGCAAAGGATTAGTTAACGCAATGCTAGTTACAGCATTTGAACTAGCGGTTGCATTTGTCTTGATTTGCGCAGCAGCAATAATGTGTTGGCTTGTTGCAAAGTCTGCTTCTTGTCTTTCAATAACCTCTGCCGCCTGAAGAGCGTCATCAAAGATACCAGAAGAAAACTTTTCAAGATCAGCAAGCGCAGCATAGTTTGCCCCAAGACTAGCAATAGAATCTGCAATGTATGAATACTTTTGCGGAACAATAGCTGGGTTCCCAGTTCCAATTGCAGAGTTCATTAGCTTTAATTCATCAGAAGTTGCGCCAGACTTTGCAGCATAACGGACAAGGCCACGGATACGCGCCATGCCCAGTTCTTGATATGCGGCCTTACCCTTATCAGGAGAAATCAAACCAGAAGTTACCCCATCATCAATGGCTTTCTTAACCTGAATTTCTGTAGAGTTAGAGATAGTGGGGTATGCGCCGCCAAGTGTAGGAGAGGAGGCCCTTTCACCTTCCTGAGTATATTGCCACTCCAAAAAGTTAGTGCCTTCGGCAATGCTACTCCCAAGAGAGTCAGCAGCGCCAGCACGTTCACGGCGGATTTGATCCATTGCCATCGCAGAGCGAGTAGCGTTGAGGTAGGAAGTGCCAACATCATTGATGTAGGTCTTGAACTGACCATCAGCGTTCTCAGTCATAGCGCCAATGTAATCAGACATAGCAGCAGTATAGCGGCCTACTGAGCCGTCATACTTCACTGCAAGTTCTTGCGCCTTTAGTTTGATCTCTTGCTCAATTCCAGTTTGGAAGCGAGACAAAACAACACGCTGATATGCCTCTTGAGCAATCGTGCCAAAGCCTTGAGGTGCATCATAGGCAACTGGCTCACCCGTCTTAGGGTCAATCGCCAGCACCTTCTCCTGCGCAATTGCAGAGCCTTGCTCAAGGCCAGCCTTCTCAGCAGCTTGTGCGCCTTGGCGGAAGAACATATCCGCCATCTGATTAGCCCCAGCGGAAACAGCATTGGCTACTGTGCCAGCAGCATTGCTGCCAGAGACACCCGCAGATACACGAGCGACCCCAATGGGGCCGATTGTAAAGTTATTTCTCTCACGGATAACTGGCATTTAGCCGATCCTTTCAGAATGAGGAATACCGACTGTTCGGCGAGGACGAAACAATGGACCTGTTTTGATTTGATCGTATTGGTATAGACCACCAGCAATGGTGCTGAATGCGCCAACAATAGAACTGAGCATCTGTCCACGACCTTCAGCAGTAATAGCAGCGGCACGTTGCTTGCCTTCAGCAATAGCAGACATAGACTCAGCTTGCATCTTCTGAGAGGTGATCTGAGCCATGAAGTCAGAGCGTGATGTATCACCAGCCGCAACTTCTTCTTGCCGCGCTAGGAATGCTGCAACAGTGCGATCCTGACCGCCAACATCACGACCAGCCGCTGAGAAGGTAGCAATGTTTGCTGAGAGGTTTTCACGATAGAGTTCGAGACGATCATTGTGACGTTGCGCAGCCTCAGCCATATTTAGCTTGCGCTCAGTCTCAATGTTAAAACCTTCAAGGCGACCAGCAAACTCAGACTGCCAAGCGTTGAACTTGGCTGTCCTGTTTGCGCTGATGCCACCAACAACAGAGGCCCCTGCTGAGATTAAACTTGAGGCTAGGAATAGAAGTGGGAGTGCCATTAGAATATCAACTCCGCGATTAGGCCGTTCACCTGAAGCGGCAGTGGATCATTTTGGCTAATAGTGATCTGCGGATCACGGCTAAAGCCATTAAGACGAAACTCTTTTTTGCCAGTGAATGCCGCAGTTGTTACAAGTGGGCGGGTGTTCACTGTTACAGAGCGCGTATCCTTTAGATCAAGGACGGCGCTGCAAACGCCACGGATGTCACCAGTGCGCGGACCATTTGCCGCTGCCACATCAATCGGGTTAGTGATGATCTCAACTGGAAAGGATAGCCCGACATAGAAGTTGGAATATCCCGTGAACTCGGACACGCTGATAGTCGATCCACCACTCACAGTCTTGGTCCCAAGGTAGTCCAAGCGCCCACTGGTTGTTGCGCGGCCCACAACCTTAACCACAGTGGCTACTGGGAACACACTAGATGTTGAGATAGTAGGACCAGCACTCTCTATATAGCTGTCTAACCCCACATCTTCTGCAAACTCGCATAGCTTCAGATAAGCACCATCCCAAATCGTAGCGAAGAGGCGGTTATCTACAGCCGTCACTGATCCAAAACCATTACAGCTTGTCCACTTAACCCAGCCAGCCCGCTTCTCTGCGCGGTTAGAGCCAAAGATAGCAGCATTTCCATCGCTAGTAACTACCGCAGCATAAGACTCAGCGCCTTCAAATGCACCATGAACAACATCCATGTCGATAGGATTTTGCAGGATGTGCGAAGCAGCCGTTGATACAGCAGTTGAGGTGTAGGCATTCTCAGTGTCTGTGTAGAGATACTCACGCAGCACGCTACCACCATGCTGAGAAAAGAGAGTAGCGCCATCCATAGGAGTAGGAGTAACAAACTGAGTCCCATAGGGAGTTTGCTTTCTGATCTGCGCATTTGCAGGAGTAATGGATTGGTTCAAGAAGGCAGGGACATAGAACTCAGAAGCATCGGTAAAGATTTGCAGATCACGACTTGAAACAATGTAACGGATTTCATTAACGTCACCCGTTGCGCCAACAAGGTTGAACGACTCGTTGTCAGCAGCCGTGCCGACATCAAAGTTAAAAAAGTGTCCAATCTTGCTAAACCATAGAGTATCAGGCTCTTCGATAGTCCCGCCAAAGACCAAACGGTTTTCATGGAAGGCAACCGCAGCAGGATAGCCGCGAACAGCCGAGTAAGACTGCTCATCCCAATAGTCTGTAGGGGCATGGGTCACGACCTTAACAAGCCCACCGCCATCAATAGATGCGTTAGCAGTAGTGCCAGCCGTGATCGTGTAGGTATTCTTATCAATGATTGAACCAACAGTCCGAGCGCCATTGATTTGGTTTGCGTTAATGCCACCAACCGCAGAAGCGCCTTCAATTGTAATTGACTCGCCGCCAGCAAAGCCGTGGTCAATATGAGTAACTTCAACTGTGGTGCTGCCATCAATTGTTCGCAGGGGATCAATGATACTTAAGCGAACACGCAGAGTATCTACAATTGTTCCAGTTACCTGAGTAGCAGACTGAACGCTAGTGATTGTGATTTCACTTTCACCATAGCGAAGAACAACCCCAATGTGCTTTGAGTTGGGATAGCTTCCGCTTACCACTGCCCCAGTTGTATCAAAGTAGGCGGCGCTTGTAGTAAAGGTTACGCCACTGCCACTCGTTGCACTTGGGTCAAGGCTTACGTTTTCAGCATGAAACTGGCTATAAGGCTGATAGATTTCCTTGTTGTCTGCCCGCTTATCAAACGTATAAGGCGTAATGACAAAGGAAGTCAGGCCAGTGCGGATCAGCATCCTTGGCATAAACAAAGGATGGCAGATAAACATCACATCGCCATACTGGCTGTAGGTGTATTGATGCAGATAATCATCATCAAACGGCAATGCCGCGCTAAGAGTATCTGCGGTCAATGTAGTAACCAAGGTAACTGCTGTTGCCTCAACACGGAAGCAGCGCACCTTTGCATTCTCAATTGAGATTAGATATTGCTCATCATCTGAGAAAACAAACGGGACAATGTAAGACTGAAACGTCTTAGTCGTGTCTTTTGTTATATCAAAGCGGTAGAAATGCTTTAGGCCCCTGCGCTTTGCCACGCCGCCTTCAGCAAGAATAACCATGTTCTTAAGACTTTGAGCAGACGCATTATAGATGGCGCTGTCTGTCCGCATCATAGCGGAACGACTAACCTCACCATACTGAAAGCTGTTGATAGGAATACGAACTTTCTGCATTAGGTGCGCCTTTGATAGATAAACCTCGAAGTATTGAGTTTGCGGGTAGTCTGCTGCTGAGAATCAAGACGCCTCGCTTGCATCAAATACATACTTGCCTTCTGCTCGAACAGAGAAGCAAGTTGAGCATCACGCGCAACGGATACAGCAAGAACAGATGCCATTGAAAACTCTACGGCAATCGTAAAGTAGGGCAACCAGTTAGCCTCATCGGCGCGGAAGATGTAATCAGCAATTACCACATCTTGGGAAACGGCATTGCAATACGCTTTGTCGCCGTAGATGTCATATTCGATTGGGAAGTCATTGATCGTAAGTGCATTCAGCATCAGCATTCCAGATGGAAGCTGATAAGCTGAGTCAAAGCGACCAGTTGGAGCAGTTGCAAGCAGGGTTAGCGTTGCTTGATTGGTAGCAAAACGCCAACGGGTATTGGTCAAACAAGAGCGGGCAACATCTTCATACATTGCATCGCAAACATCCGACTCGACAGTCCCATCCGCAAAGGAAGAAATAGGAGAACCGCCCATCAGAACAGATGCGCGGGAACATACTTTGATTGCCGTGTTTGCTACGCTCATGTGTAAGTTGGGGGGCCGAAGCCCCCCTTCTCCTTTTAGTCGGTGTCGGTGGCAGTGACAACCACGCCATCGGTAACGTCTACAACGCCGCTAGAGTTAGCATTGCAGTAGAGTTGCGAGACTACGGGGGTTCCACCCGTAGAGGAGATGCAAAGAATTACATCATTCAGTTCGATCATCCCAGCAGCGTCATTGAAGTAACCGCTAGTGTTTACAGTTGCAACTGTATCTTCCGTTGAGTAGTGCCACAGCGACACGCCCGAAGCGCCAGCAAGACGAGTCAGGGAAGCGGGGGTATAAGCCATTCTATCTGCTCCCTATTAAGTGTTGTTGTCGCGGACTTTGTAGACGCCCGCGCTGTTGATAACGCAAGCACCCATCGACATCATAGAGGTAGTCAAGTGAGAGACTTTCTCTGGGATGTAGTTCACTTCGGTCGTAACGTCCGCATTCACGCCAAGGCCAACAGCATTGGTATGGTATGCGAGGTTCGTGCCCGCAGTGATAGCCGAGGTCGAGAAGATTTTTAGACCAAGGAACTCTTTCATGGTCATGCCGCCAGCGAAGGGCAGGTTCTGCGGGCCAACGTAGTCCGACGAAGCGAACTCAGTGATAGCAAACAGGTCTGCAAACCCTTGAGGGTTCATCGCCAAGTAGCGTTGACCATCTTCGGGAACTTCGTTAGTGCCCAGCGTCTCGAACAAGGTCAACAAGTTGGCTTTGGTCAGAGCAGCGCCCGTCGAGGAAATAGAAGTGGCGCTTGCGCCAGCGGTCATTGCCGTTACCAACAGTTCGTCAGTCTTACGACCCAGAGCGGCAGCAGCCGACTGAGCAACAGCTTGACGCTCGTTGATGTTGATCTTCATTTCGTCGAGCTTGTCGATATACTCGGCTGCATAGAAGTCAGCCATCGTTGCTTCGACAGTGGTGTGTGCCAATTCCATTGGAGTAACGTTGCCATTACGCGACTTGGTGGTAGCAGTGCCAGTGCCGATCTTTTGGAATCGAGCGGTTGAGCCAGTTACATTCGACGTGCGAACAGTGTTCCGCAGCTTGGAACCCATGCGCTGATACGCCATCTGAACTTCAGACTCGAACTGCTTGATGAAGGCTTGGTCAATTGTGTTTGCCATTTTCAAGGTCCATATGAGGTTTCGGTTGGACGGGTATCCGTCTTTTCACTTCGTCGAGGGTATCCTTGCGGGCCTCTCAGTGCAGCACGGGCCGTAGTGATTCAGCTTGAACATATTCTGCGTCAGATTGACAACGCACAAAACGAATAACGGACTGTCCATCTTCCTTTTCTATAAAACATTCTGGCTCAAAGCCAAGATAGGCCAGCCATTGATGGATCATTTCATTCTCAGTCCATACCTCAGAGTAAAGAGTTTCTCTCATTGAGTGGTAAAACTGGATCAGCAAATCAGAAGCGCGGGCAAAGCTGATCCAATTCTTGCGCAGATCATTAGAGAACAAAGCCCACATCATTCCAGAATCATCTTGGAGAATAATGCCCGTCATAGCGATTGGCTTTAAGTCTTTCTCCACAACGAAAACCAATTCATCTGGGCCAAGATCATAAAGTGCCTCAAGCGGAGAAATCTTATAGAGAGTTTCAAACTCTCTAAGGTTTTCTGTGCTAAGGTTGCGGATGAATGGGAGAATGTGCCGCTCTTCAAACGGCACAAGCTTTAATCCCCTAGATTCTATGATGCAATCAGCCATAGATTTTCTTAAAGCCAGCCTCTACTTGCTTAACGAAGGCTTCATCGCGCTTGGCTACGTTCCAATAACGCTCATCTTTCATCATAGCTTTCAAGTCTGCTTCAGAACTTCCCGTTGCTGGGTTGGCAGCGCCTGAGAAACTGCCGTCTTTCATCGCTTCCATCATAATCTCAAGCGCAACAATGCCTTCTGCGCTTTCGCAAAGACGTTCAATCGCTGGCATTGTTTCCGCTGGAAAGAACTTGGTCGCAAACATGGACGCAGCTTCAATGCGCTGGTTTGCATTGTCGCCAAGTTTGCCACGTTCCTGCGTTAGATCAGGACCAGCGGGCATAGAGTTCATGTAAATCTCAATGCCCTTCTCAAACTCGCTCTGAGAGAAGCCGTTCTCGTAGGAGTGATCTGCCCACCACTTTAGAAGATCACTTTGCAGCGCCTCTTCTTCAATAACAAAGTCAGGCAGTTCATACTCGCCAGCCGTAGCGGGGCGATCCTTGTAGGCTTCGGCATTTAGTTCTTCTAGCACCTTCTTGCGAAGGTCTTCTTCCTTCTTGCCAAACTTGCCCTCTAGTTCCTTATAGGCTTTTGCCAGTTCTTCAGGGCTTTTGTATTTCTCAGGTAGCCACTCAGGGCGACTGTCTGCTTTCGGAGCCTCGGCAACTGGTTCAACTTGCGGGGCAACTTCGACGGCTTCTGCTTCTTCGCTCAAAAGGGATTCGCTCATTGTTTGCTCCTGTGTGCATGATCAATACGGCGCTCAAGAAGGCCAACGATGTATCGCTGCCCCTCCAAGTGGCGTAGTTCGTCCGTGCTTATGTTCGGCCCACTCACCATTTCAATGGTGATAGAACGCAAATATCGCAGGACTTCCTTTCCCGTAGGAGAAGAGAAAATCTCTGCGATATGCTGGCTGATCTTTACGTCCTCAACGTGAGAACGTGTAAAACTATCTATTCCGATGTTAACCTTGGGGTGGCTGACCAACTTGCATTCCCGATTGTTGCTGCTGCATCTGCTGTTGCGCCATCTGCTGCGCAATTGCAGCTATCTGCTTACGCTGATCTTCATCGCGAATCAAGCTTTCTGGCACACCAAACTTTTTAGCTAGGTGAATAGCAGTTTTCTCAGAATCAATCAGCATTTGCAGCATTTCAGGTCCAAAGGTCTGACCAATCAACTGCAAGTAACGGGCAACGCTAGAGATGTCTTGGTTTGCTTGGGCTTGAGCCAGTGGAGATACCGACCGAACCTTAACTTCCCGACCATTTACTGTAGGAACATCAATACGACCCTGCTTTTTCAGGATATATATGACGCGCTGAAGAAGGGGTTGCACCAATTCTGCCTGTAAACGACCAAATGCAGAGCCAATGCGACGAGATAGGTCAGCCATACGCTCGGCAACCTCGGTCGCGGTAGCTGGTGTCTTGTCTGGATTGCCCAACATATCATTATAGAGCGCCCGTTTGATGTTCAAACGCATATCGCTGAGGATTAGTTGCGCTACATCAAAGCGTCCAGCAGCATTAATAGGCTCCAAGCCACGGCTTCCCATAGCTTTTGGAATGATAGTTCCTGGAACAAGACGAATAGTATCTGGATTTATGACGCCATCGTCTTCCATTTGGTAGATACCGCTGATCGACATCTGCGCATTCTCAAGGATCAACTCAATCGTAAGATTAGTGGTCTTGATTGCAGACAAAGCGTTCATCAGCGGGCCACGACCATAGACTTCACCAGCGCATTTAGCCCAGCGGAAGCAAATGAATGGGTTAGAACCCACACCTTTCATCTGCTTCTTGTAAAGAACAGTCTCGGTCGACATACAAATTGCGTAGTGGTAGTAGCCTTCCTCGTTACGCAGTTCATAGTCACGGCAAACCACCTCAAGCACAGTGGTCGTGCCATCGCCCTGCATCTGACGCTCTACCTGTGGGTCAAACTCGCCCTTGGGATAGAGAATGCGCAGATCAGCATAGCGGATTTTCTTACGCTCACGGAACACATGGTCAATACGATCATCAGGTCCAGTATCCAGCACCACATGGGGCAACGGGATTGCTGAGAAGATGATAGGATTGATTGCGTCTCCCTCTTCCACAGCCAGAACGCCAGTGCCAACCGCCAAGTCCATGAACGATTCATGCACCTCTTGGTTGAAGTTGGAGTTCTGTAGGATTTCAAAGACGTATTCAGTGACAGCATCAAGTTCGTTGTCTACTGCTTCACGCTCCTTGGGCGGAACCTCGGAGCCAGAGATAAGATCAGCCCACCGCGCAAAGTTTGGAACAAGCCCGCTCTGAAGCCTACTGGCAAACTCTTGAACGCCAACAACGGCAGTCTCGTCAAAGATTTTATCATCTCTGCGCTGTCCTGCTGTCTCATAGTAAAAGGACTCACGCTGAGGAAGCGCATACTCGTAGCACTCCTCAAATAGCGGAACCCAATTCTCCCGAAAGGCTTTCGCTTTCAGGTATCGCTCAAGGTATTTCTTTGCCAGTGGGTCTTTCATTACTGGAACCTACCCAAGAATCCTTGTGCGCCAGCCGAGAATAGGGAGCGGCGACCAGCACCACCCGTCATACCCTCACGCGCAGTCTTGGTATCAAGAGCAGCGCCAATATCTTCCTGCTTTTTCTTGGCGCGAACCTCAGCTTCTGCTTGAGCAGCCGCATCTGCCGCAGCGCGTTGAGCCGCAGCCGCATCAGCTTGTTGTTGTTGAGAAGCAGCCGCCGCTGATTTCTCTGCCTTACTTGGTCCAAAGCACATGATGTCCTCCTGTGTTGTCTATCGAAAAGCATAGATACGGAATTGCATCAATGCACAAAGCTACATCCTAGACCAAAGGCCCTGTCTGCGCTTTGGTTTATCAGACCGCGCAAAAACATCAAAGCCTGTCTTTGCAACTGTGACTTGCGCTGGTTTTTGACTGTTCATCAAGGCACGACCCTCGCCAGCGCCGAGAAGAAGATACTGCAAAGCGTCATGAATATGGCTGAACATATTCTTATCGGGCCGATCAGAGTATCTTTCACCAGATACCTCCATCCGCTTGTAGGAATACCCACCTTCAAAGCCCTTGATGAGCGTAGAACAGCGCCGATCAATGAGAAAGCCAGACTTTCCCTCAACCATCTTGGTAAGTTGGGAAGAAACAGCCTCAATCCGTAGGTCAGGAGAGTTAGAAGGTGCTGGGAAAGCCCTCAATCCAGCGCCTCTTAGGATATGGAAGGGGGTTGATTCATCAGTCTGCGCCCTGAAATCACCAGCGGGATCGCCATAGATGATAACTTCGCTGGCAGCAGCAAACCGAGAGGATAGTTCGTTGCGTAGAACCTCAGCAAACCGAACAATCCCCATATCAATGGCGACGATTTCAGATTGGATGAGCCAACGGCCTCTAACTTTCTGCCCAATAGCCGCAGCAGGGGTCAATCCAAAGTCTAGCCCGACATAGATTGGCAGTCCAGCGGCAATTGGGATTTCTTCTTGGGCAATGTGAACTTCTGGCGCGAACATGGAATACACTGGCTTGCCATCCTGAATAGTTCCAAGGCGGTTCATGACATAAACATCAATCCAACTCTTGGTCTTGCCCTGCAAGAGATTGGAATAGTAGGATTCCATCATGTTGTTGCGGTTCTCAGCCACAGGGTTTGGCTTGTAGTTATCAACCTGACCCTCTTGATCCTTAACCTCAAGCATCCCAGCGGGCTGTGTAAAGAAACGCCAGTTGTCTGGCTTCACCAGCATCTTGGCTTGTTCCTTCGGAATGTGATCTGGAATTGGGACTTCTCCAGCCATGATGGGCCACCAATGATCTTCTTCAGGCGCATTGGTATCGGCAATAACACCAGTCCAAGAAGGACCGCCATCACGCATAGAAGGATAACGACCAACACGCATCGTGCAAGCATCGACAATGCTCTTAGGAATCTCTCGCGCTTCGTTAATCCAGATGCCAGTAAGTTCGAGCGACAGAAGTTTCTTAACATCTTCGGGCCGATCAAGAGCCAAGAAGAGAACCTCAAGGTCAATATCGCCTTTCTTGATGTGATGAGTGTAGGGAACTGACCAGATGAACTTACCCCAATCATTCTCAGGGAACCAATCCAGCCAAGTCTTAATCGTAGTTGTTCTTAACTGTGGGTTGGTGTTTCGGATGATAGCCCAGCGGCTTTTGCGAATGCCGTCTGGACCCTTCTGTTGGGCTAGCGCCCTGCGGAAAACCTCAACGCAGCACACCACTGACTTGCCGCTACCAACAGGGCCGCGAATGCCACGAACAAAGGTATCGTCCTTCATAAAAGCCTTGAGGACTTCACCATCAGGCTTGTATTTGAAGTCAATCATCTAAGACCTTTATCGACACCAAAGCGGATCATCCGCTCAACAATCTCTGGCCCAAGCCCTTCGATCAACTTGTCGCATTCTTTATCAGGCTTGAAGTCATCTGGCACATAAGCCAAATGAACGTTCCTCACTATCTTGCGAAGAACGTCCAGATCACTTTTACTGATTGTGCTTATGAAGCTCATTAAGAGAACAAGTCCTTCCAACGATTCAAGGCAACCATCAGGCCACCCCTTGCGCCGCCGCCGCCCTTATTCTTGCTTTCATAATTCTCTAAAAGAGAACGATTGGCCTTACCAACCTTGGTTATGATTGCATCATATTTTTGGTTAACGCTTTTGCGTTCGTTCATAAGCTCGGTAACTTGCTTATCTTTCTTTGCGTCACTCTTGAATCTATCTTGCTTCAAAACAGCCTGACGGCTTGCCTCCCGCTTTTCTGCCGCAACCATTGCGAGACGCAGTTTTTTTTCCTGCCGCCTATCTGCATTGGCAGATTTAGAGCCAATCTTTTGGTAAAGTTTTTCTCGAGCCTCGAGTTGATCATACGGGTCCATCTTACTTTCCCTTGGGCTTTGGTTTGGACTTAGGCATTGAAGGCATAGTCATGGGCTTCGTCGACTTAGGTGCAGTCGGCTTGGGGCCACCTTTGTTATACATCTTACTTTCCTTTTGCTGCCATTTCTTGGAACTTAGCCTTACCATACTTCTTGCGACCGATATAAGCAGCCAAAGCCCTTGGGTCTTTAGCACCCTCAGATGCTAACTTCTTGACTAGCTTCTTATAACGACCGCCGCCGCCAACCTTCATGCTGTCAGCCATCTTAAATCTCCATAGGCATCAGAAGACTGCGAACCTTACCGCCAGCCATAACCTCTTTATACTGGGGATCAACGCGCTGAACAGGGTCAACGCTCAAAGAAGGCAGCTTGTAGTCTGGCTTCACATAGTCAGTCTTAATCTTTGGCATAGAGCCACCACCAAAGCACATAACCCTACTCCTTCTTTGCCTTAAGGCGGTTGCTGATAGCCCGCGCCTTAGACTTGGCATCATCCTTACTACTTGCGCCCCATGCCTTTAGGCTGAGAAGCAAGCGAGTAGGGCGACCCTTCTCATCCTTCTCTGGCCCAGCCATGTTCCCCATCCTCGCCAAAAAAGAAGCGCGACGAGGATTGTCTCCACTCTTAACAGGAGCCTTAAGGTTGCCCCCCGTCTCCCGATTGTAACTCTCCCGACCCTTGGAGTTCAATCCCCCCGCTGGGTTCTTGCCCTCCTTCCGCTGCCATGCTGGACTCTTCACCCATCATCTCCTTCGCGACAGAATTATCGCCAATCGGTTGGCGTTCTGGAACCTTATCGCCAAACCTACCGCCTGTCTTAGCACTAACTCGCATTCGATACCCCGAACCTTTTTGGAGAAAAATAAGAGTGGTAGAGTATTACAGTAACATAGTCGCTAAGTTTTCCCCCCACCCTACATACTACGAGTAGTCGCTGAGGAAATTACCCTAGGTCAATGTGGACCCTTATATCACCTGCAACTTGTATCTGTGATCTATCAACAGGTTTAAACCCAGCTCTATCAAGTAAATCCTTGCTAGCCTCTAGCTGAACATACTCAGACTTGGCACTCTTAGCTAAGCTTGCCACCCTGTGAACAGCCATTGCCGCATGAGTTGCAAACGCCTCGGCTGTTACCTGCATTAGATACTGCTGCACATGTGGAGTCTTCATAGTCTTCCACGCTGTGACTCTTGCAGAATTGCCCTCAGCATATCCTGCTTCATTAGCGGCTTGCGTTAGGTTACCACCATTTGCAACATACGCTTCAACGAGGGCCTTCTGTCTTACAGTTAGCTTACGCATATCCTGAAGTCTTTTCATCTATCACTCACCCCCCCTGTCTGTCCCCCCCATCTAGGCTCAGTGTCAACCTCTAGTCAATCCATCCGTTACCATATGTGTCAGACTGTAACAAAAAGTGATGGGCCATCCTCCTTCGTCGGAGCGGGCTTTCGTGAACAGAGCCAGCAAGCTGTCTCTGCCGCAAGCGGCTTCAATCCCTTGTCCAAGTGATCCTCTATGATCTGATGTTCAGCAGACTTCACCGACATATGCGTGAAGGACAACCCCGCCTTCAGCGGGATTATCTGCTCCACGCATACGTCACTTGGCCTCGTATCTGACTTGGGGCCGTCGGCTTTCGCAAGGCTTCGCGTCGACGGACAAGGATGTAACCCGCTGCGGTATAACCATCCATCTGTGCTGCGCTACGCTTGCGATGGATAGGTTATGTCCTCGCTGTGTGGACTCTCACACACATGATCCCCCGTGGGCAGGATATCCCCGATAGGCAGGGGGAATAATGCATCGTCAACCCCGTCCCGCCCAAGAGCGGGAGGGGTCGGCAGTTCGCGCCCTCGGTCGCCATGCTCGACGCACACGCATCCAAGCGGATGCATGTGAGTGCGTCTGCGCGTGGCTCGGTCGTTCGCCGCTATGCTGAACTGCCTTGACCATTCCCGAGTCGCAAGCGCCTCGGTGCGATTATTCCCTGCACAAAATAGATATCCTTGGCACGGGAGATCATGTGCTTGATAGAAAATGGAGAGATGTAATGCACAGTATATACTGGGTTGACCTATGCGATGGAACCGAGCGGCGTTGGTTCCCAAATAAGCGCCGCGCTAAGAAATACGGCAAGGCAATGGAACGTGCTTCAGGATTAACATGGGCTTTCTTTTATCTAATGTGGAAACAGGAAATACCGCTAAAGAATATGTAATCCCCTAGAGGATCATTCATCTGAGTCAAGTCGACCCGCAAGCGGGCGCAGAGCGGACTTGACTCAGACGCCTGACCCTCTCTTGGGGCGGGCATAATAAGAAGAAACTGTAACCTCAATCAAACATCACAATGGAGAAGATCATGAACACCTACGAAAATATCAGCTTGCATGACGCTATCGCACGCATCGCATCCGAGTTCAACAATCCCTACCTTGCCACAGAGCAAGACGGCACTATTGTGGAGAAGAATGCTTGGGCTTGGACACAGAAGCGTGTCATCCAGAGCATGGCTAACGCAGTCTATGCTGACCTATATGACCAGCGCACTTATACAGATGCCAAAGGTATCGCACGACCCAAGGGTCTGAAGCTACGCTATGACGCACAACTGCGCATGCTTAAGAACCTCGCTAAGAACGCAGACATGGCTAACGAGATTGATGCTCAGTCGTTGATCAAGGCTGCTGATTTCACTGAGAATCTAGAGGCCCAGCTTGAGTGCCTTGAGCTAGCCTACCACACCATGTGCAACGTCTACGAAGAGATGACAGGTGATACCTTGAAACCTTACGTTGCATGGCAAGACTACAAGTCGCAGCCTAAAGAGCAAGCGTCATCCGAGACTGCCGATGCAGCCAAGCGCGCAATGGCAAGGCTCGGCATCAAGGTCAAAGAAGGTTACTCTGCTAAGACCGATGGAGTTGATACTCCTGATGCGGAGTAAAGAAGAAGAGGAGGGGCGCAAGCCTCTCCTTTTTTCTTGCTACCTCGACCTGTTCCACAACGGTCGGGAGGGGGGCGCAAGGGGTTGGAACTGTCACGCCGCGCCTCGCAAGACTGACTGAAACGCTGAACAAATCAAAACCAAATGGAGAACTATCTTGTTTCGATTCAAGTATGATCCAGCCTACGGGCTGGCTGACGAGACACGCACTCACGCAGTCCTCGCTTCCATTGCTTATGGAACCAAGAAGGCTGCGGAAAAGTGCAGCGTATCTACCACTGCTATCTACAAATGGCGCAATGATCTGGGCCTAATCAACAAGGAGAATACAAATGCTTGAATGGATCATTCGTAATGAGCAAAACCGTGATGAGTTCTGGAGTAATGATTTTGGCTGGGCTGATTGGCAGTCCGCTACGCGCTTTCCGACAACCGACTACCGCCTTCCCATCGGTGGTGAGTGGGTTGCAGACGTAACGAAAATACTAGCAATGGAGAATACAAATGCTTGACATGAGTATGGAAGCCTTCGCTTTCCCAACGGAAATCCAACCGATCTTTGATCGCTTTGGCAATGAGATTCCAAATCAGAAGTGCGTCATGCGCACCGATACCAACGCTGTGCTTGGTGTTCATGGCTCACGTTATAGCATCGTCAAGCATGATGATGTGGTGAACAGCATGATGGATGCACTACGCGCAGCCAACGTCAGCCAAGATTACACTACCAAGTTCAGTGTCATTGAAGATGGGCGCAAGTTGCGTGGTGAAATCCTATTCAATGATCTCACTGTCCAGCCCAAGGTTGGTGACTACGTTAAGTTCCGCATCAGCTTCTTCAATTCATACGATGGTAGCTGGGCGTTCAGCCAATCGGCTGATGGCCTACGCTTGTTCTGCCTTAACGGCATGACACGCAGCGATGCGACAGCATACAGCAAGTTCAAACACACGCAGTCCATCAACATAGATGGCTCTGCTGCTAAGATGATACTAGGTCTAGAGACTTTCATGCAGCAGCCAGCCCAATGGCAAGCATGGACTGACCATCAGATTGAGTATGATGCAGTCGAAACTTTCTTCAAGTCTACCATTGCCAAGTCGTTCACGCACCAGACCAAGGAGCGAACAAACGAAAAGCAATTGGAGAAGTTGCTGTCTATCTACAGTGATGAGGCAAGCAACCTAGGTCCCAACAAGTGGGCCTTGTATAACTGCTTGACCTACTGGGCTAGCCATACCTCTGACCTGAAGAACCCTGAAGTAACTCGTCGCAATCGTGAGGAAGCGATTGCCAAAGCAATGCAACACAAAATGTGGGAGATGATCTAATGTCCATCGAAATCTTAGTCATGAATGTCGTTAAGTATGAAACAAAAATTACATACTTCGATACTTTCAACATCCGCACAGTGCGCGTCACTGACAGGAAGGGCGCAGTCACCGAGTTCAAGATGTATCATCAGGATCATGATGTGCTTGAGAACAAGCCCGTTGAGTTCATTGACTATCGCAATCATCCAAACAAAGAGGGAACCTTCCATGAAGATGTCGAAGCAACACTTTGATTTCATTGCAGATACAGTAGGGCCAATGGTTGGTTGGCCCTCCCAACTGCATGATCTTGCTGACAAACTCGCAGCATCTAACCCTCGCTTTGATCGCGAGAAGTTTCTGAACAGAGCAACCAATGCATGGGAAAAGAACTATGCACCAAAGGAGTTCGAGGATGAAATCCCCTACTGAAAAACTAGCTAAGGTTTTCTGGACGCACACCATCAAGAAGCAATACACAGTCTGCGAAGATTGCGATGGCGCTGGAGAGATTGAGTATCTCTCTACGCAATGGCAATCACGCGCTGCTGGTGAACCCTACCTAGAATGGGGTGAATGCGAAACCTGTCATGGTCATGGTCATATCGAAACCGACTTGACTCAGGAATGAAATCGCTGCAACAGTGCAGCAATGAAATCATATCTCATCATACTCACTGAGCAAGCCCAGCAAAAGGGCTTGACTCTCCTCCAAGCTTTCAAGGGCGCTGACATCCCGACATCCACCTACTACCGAGCGGTGAATGGTGTTACGGAACTGCGCCATGAAACAGCAGTGAAGGTAATGAACTCAATTGAAAAACTTCACTCACTTCAGCAAGCCCGTAACTATACCGAATCACTACGAAGAACTGGTGAGAAGGTTAATCGACGCACGATCCGTGCGAAGTTTAAGCCAAGAAGTGTTGGCTGATAAGATAGGATGCACCGTCTCTCTCATTCACAAATGGGAAACGCACAAGCGAATACCCTCTGGCTTCATGCTGATGTGTTGGCTTGATGCGCTCGACTACGAAATCGAAGTCAAGCAGCGGAACAATTGAATGCGAGTTGTGTCGCAAGCGTGTTGAATATTTCGTAGCAATTCTAAAGACTTACACAAGCCATACCTTCCTTTGTCTCCCATGTTATGAGGAACAATGCCGAATAAGAATAAATCAAAAGGAACCTACCACGAAAAGTGGATGGTTGAATGGCTTAGAAAGCAAGGCATCCTCGCCAAGCGACAGCCCCTCTCAGGTGCGCTCGGCGGTGAATATCGTGGTGACATCCTCCTCAAACTCTTGGGACACAGACTGGTAGGCGAGGTTAAGTATCGTGACCTGTCTGGATTCCCAAGCCCCTTCTCTGTCCTAGATAAACGGGACATTGCTTTTTACAAAAGACGGAGCGGAACTCCGCAAGTGGTTGTCATCATGTCTGGTGAAATCTTTAAACAACTAATGGAGAAACCAAATGAGCGAGTCACAGAACTTGATGGTTCTGGAATACCTGAAGAGTGGGAAGACATTGACCCCGATTGATGCCCTTGATTTGTTTGGGTGCTTTCGATTGGCGGGCCGCATCTATGAACTGAAAGATGAGGGTTGGCCTATCCACTGTGAGCGTAAGCTAGTGCAGAGCGGCAAGCGCGTAGGTCACTACACCATGACGCAAGATCAAACATGGTGGCCCAATGCTTGATGTATCCAAACGTGCTGCTGGTTTGCTTGGCCTCATGCTTGAAGAGGCTGAGATAAACGAAGAAGTGATCTATCACGTTGGATACTATGCTGCTGGTCCGCATAAGAAAGATGCCTACGAGTTGTATAAGCAGGGCAAATGCATCCTGTATCAGCGCAAGCGAGATGATGGACTGTTCCAATACATTGCTCAGAAGCGGTGACGCATGAGCGTTCAGCCCAGCACAAGAACACAAGACGAAGACCTTCTGTTAATCTTGAAGATGCGCAGAAGGCATGGCCCATTGGTTACTGCTGATGAACTCAACTTACCAACTGGTAAGGTGCGAGTAATCTGTAACCGCATACTGAATGACGATCTTAAATACAGCACGAAGGATAACATAGAAACCAAACAGCAAGTGCTGGCTAGCTACTGGAGAAAATAAAATGAAACTACTCGCCATCCTACTCATCACATGGATCGACGGCTCTCAGTCTGGATACAAACTACCAGCCGACATGAAGTGCGGCGATCTAATGGATGAAGCTATTGCCTTAGCTAAAGCCAATGACATGGAATACACTATGATGCGCTGCATCTATACAGATCAGGTCATCGTATCGCCACGGCCCATGCCAAGACCGAACAATTTATAACGGACAGACACGGACATTTACTGGACATGTCCAGATTGTCCGTAGTCCAATGACCGGACGGACACGGACACACCCCTATAGGGGTGTCCTGTCTGTCCGGATGGATCACAAATGGAGAAACAGAATGACAATGTATGACATGAGCCGAGAGATGATCCTTGATACAGCCAAGGAGTATGTCTCAACTGATCGAGCCAAAACACACGGCAGTATTGAACGGAACTTCGAACACATCGCAGCGGTATGGTCTGCGCGTTTGCGCATGAGCATCACCCCGCATCAAGTTGCCATCATGCTGATTGATCTCAAGGCAGCACGAGCGTGGAACAATGAAGAACACGCTGACAACTGGATCGACATGGCTGGCTATGCTGCTTGCGGTGGAGAACTGAGTATCAAGTCACAACTATAATGGAGAAAAAAATGACCAAAGATAATCCTGTGGTTTACTTAAGCCAGCGGGCTACGCCTCGCCTCTTAGACTCACCACTCTTCCTTGCATTCTGGAACGCTTATCCTCGCCGCATAGGCAAGGGCGCGGCACGGGCTGCATTCGTTCGCGCCTTAGCCTTAGCGGATGGCAATGACATTGTTCAAGCAGCCATTGCCTACGCTGCCCACTGCATTGAGGCAAAGATTGAGCCTAAGTATATCCCGCATCCAACCACATGGCTGAACGCAGAGCGATGGGAAGATGATCTAGCTACAGAGGAAAACAAATCAACATCGGGGTGGGGCAATGTCTTCAATGAACTATGACCAACGCATCAGTCACATCACGAACTGGTTTCGAACTGACATAACAATCAGGTTCAACATGCCACGAGATGTTGATCCAAAGATTGCAGCGATGGATGTGATTGAAGCAATCAACGGCAACTTACCTTCACCACTAACAGAAGAGCGGATCGGAACCCTCTTGGCCTCAATCACCAGAGAGGTTTCACGATCCGCCAAGAGCCGCACCCTGCCGACTGCTAAAGAGTTTGTTGATGCAGTCAGGTCATTGACGCAGAGCGGTCAAATAGCCACGCACAGCAGCGATAAAGAACCTTGGCGTGTAGACCCGCTACAGATTGCACTCAAGCGCATACGCGCAGGAGAGGCGCTCTGTGAGTCTTGGCTGAAGGGCGGCAAGAGAGAGCAACTCCTTCGCCATATAAATGTTGGCGACCTTGAACCTTATGACCTTTACATGGCTGCACATACGCAGTAACATATCAACACCTAACAACTGGAGAACAACAATGAACCGCAAAGGTTTCATCGGCGGATCGGATTGCGTCCGCATCATGGAAGGCGATTGGCTAAGGCTTTGGCAAGTTAAGACAGGCCGAGTTGAGAGCGATGACCTAACCGATAACATTGCAGTGCAGCTTGGCATTCACACTGAAGGCTTCAACCTTGGTTGGTTTGAGAAGCAGCACGATTGCATCTTAGGCAAGCATCAGTATGAAGTTGAAATGCAGATTGGCATAGTTCCCGCCAAGGGAATTATAGATGCCATGTGGGAAGAGGCTATTGTTGAAGCCAAGCACACCAATGACCGCAACAATATGGAAGGCATGATTGAAAAGTATATGCCTCAGCTTCAGCTTTACTGCCACCTCAACAAAGCAAACGGCGCTTACCTATCCGTGATCTTTGGCAATGGAAGATGGGAGTCCAGCTATGTCTCGTATAACTACAACTATTTCGATTCAATGTGGGCAGTGGTGTCGGACTTCTGGGGTTACGTTCTACGGGATGAAGAGCCTGTTGGTATCGACACGCCCCAAATCAACACAGACAAGATTGCGGTGGACAGTATGGTCCGCAGAGATGCCAGCCAAGACAACGAGTTTATCAGCAGAGCCGTTGACTATCTTCAATACAAAGATTCAGCCAAGCGGTTCGAAGATGCCAAGTCAGACCTGAAGCAAATGGTCGGGCCTAACGAACGCGAAGTCTACTGCGATATGCTCACGATCAAACGCTCGAAGAGCGGCTCACTCCTATTCACGGTGCGATAATGGATAAGAACTTAGAACTCTGGAACTCAGTATGTAAATCTGATCCCAAGTATCTGAAGAAAGTTTCGCTAGGTGCGCGTAGCTTTACTTCGATTGACCCTCAGTATCAGGTCATGTCAGCAACAAGAGCCTTTGGTCCAGTGGGTCAGGGCTGGGGTTGGTATGCCAAGACCCACTTCATTAACCTAGCCAATGGCGATACGGCTGTTGTCTCTGAAGTAGAGATATGGACCAAAGAACAAGGCAATCGCTTTGGCCCATTTCCTGGGTGTCGCAAGTTTTTTGATGCAACAAAAGGAAGGATGAACGAAGACGCGCCGAAAATGTCAGTGACCGATGGCCTGACAAAAGCCTTGTCACACTTAGGCTTCAATGCCGATGTGTTCCTTGGCGAGATGGACGGCAACAAATACGCAGCAGACTCAGGAAAGCCCGCAAGTGAAGGCGGTTGGTAATCTAATCAAAGGAGCCAGAAGCATGGCAGAGACTTACGATAATTTGGATAAAGGCGCAGCCTTTAAGCCATTCGATACCCAGAAGTTGATCCTTCAAGGCAAGGTCAACAGCAATGGCAATGACCGCAAGATTGTTCTGATTAAAGATCAGACCAAGGCGGGCAAAGCCATCATTGAAGTGTTCGAGAAAGTGGGCACTCTCTTTGTCAATGAGAAGAAAGAAGCAGAGGCAGCGCCAGACTACACTGGTCCAGTATGGGAGCGCCGCATTGCAGCATGGAAGCGCATGAAGGATGGCAATCCATACATGACCTTTGCTGTCTCAGATGCACGGGACAAAGAGGAAGCCAAGCCAGCAGCAGCCAAGCATCGCAATGATCTTGACGATGATCTAGTGCCGTTCTAAGGTAGGGCACTTCTCCATGTTGGTTACTGCCAATGAACTGCCAGAGCTTAATTGCTCTGGCTTTTTTTTAACAGGAGACAGGATGAATATCTCCCATAGAAACATGATCCTCAAAGCAAACAACTATGATGTGCGCGTAGTGATCAAAGAGTTTGCAGAACTGGCTGAGGTAGAGCCAGAGAACTTCCTTAAGCGAGACAAGTCACAGCCAATTGCTGATTGGCGACACGTTCTAATCTTCAGCCTTAAGCTACACACTGGATTATCTTATCCAAAAATTGGCTTGATAATGAAACGAGATCATTCAACCATTGTTCACGCAGTAAAGATGGGTGAGAAAATCGTAAAGGAAAACCCGTTTCTTTATGAAGTCATAGAGAAGGTCTTTGATAAGGCAGAGTGGGCTGAGATAGACTAGATACCAGCGGTATATCGCATGACCTCGCCGCGCTCCCGATGAACAGTCACGCACTTCATGGTTGATCTGCCAGTGTATCCAAAGCCAGCAGCCGCCGCATCGCGGGTAGTAATAGCGCGATGCGATTCCCAAAAGATACCACCAATGTCCTTGGAACTATCTTGGTGAATGTGACCTGTATCTAGATAACGCCAATATGTCCTACCCCACATCGGAGCATGAACATCAGCCACTTGCATTGCAAGGCGCTCTGGCTTGGTCTTATCCCCATGATGTGCAGCCAAAAGGTTGCGTCCAAATTCCATGACCCACATTTTAGCTGGGTTCCAATGCACAGTAACGCGCTCGTCTTCTTCGTAGCGCATGAGCAATGCGATTGCTAACATAGGCGTAAAGTCAGGGTCGTGATTGCCAGCCAATACAACAACTTCAATATGCTTGTGCTTTGCTTTCGCGGCCTCAATCATCGCAACGTGCGCTCGGACCGCAGCCAGTGCCGTCTCTGCAAAGCGCCCACCAACATCTAAGATGTGGCTGCTGGTCGGCGTCATGTTCTTGCTGTCATTCTGATGGAGCGTGTCTCCCAAGTTCAAAATAATTGCACGATCAGTGTAAGGAGCAGCATTGATTAGCATTGAAGATGCTTCACTCATGCGTTGTGCGGCGATTTCAATGCTATACTCCGCACCCGTCTCGTCTTTCCACGCCCTCATGCCAAAATGCACATCGGCAATTAAGTAACGAGGCAAGAGATCATGGGAAACATTGTCTGGTGTTGGAGCAACAAGAGGCTGGGGAACGGAGCCAAGGGCTTCTTTAAATAACTCAGCCCAAGTTGCTAGATCATCCTTAAGGCTTTCTGCCTTCCAAAATACACTGTCCCATGATCCTGTTTCTTTGTTCTGAACACGCCGCCAACCATGCTTGCCTGTCTCAAGAGATAGACCAGTGCTTTCTAATGCCTCAACAATACCTTCATCTGAGTTTAACCAAGCCTCGGCTAAGGCATAAGCACGACGAACATAGGCTTTGTCGATCTGCAATTCCTTAGCAGCAGCAGTCTTACTTCCAAGACGTTTGACTACTTCGTATATCTCACGCTGACGAGGTGTCATTTACTACACCCAGCATCAATCTGTTGAATTAGTAACGCGCCCGTAACCAAGGAGAGTGGGCCACCATCCGCCGCCAGCGCCTCAGCATGGGATGTCCTGCTTTGCGCCGTGCCATTACAGATTGCGCTGTCGTTCAGCCCTGCGGCGCAGCCACTCAGCAGCAGCATCGGGATCAGGTATAGGCTCAACCGCATCAATACGTTTTGAGGTTTCAACATAGCGGTCATACTCCTCAATCTTCGCAGCCTGTTGCCCTGCTGATCTTCCTGCCGCCCACACGGCGAGGAAGTTCAGCAAGGGCTTAAGCAACGAAGAGATTAAACCAATCATGCTTTGCGTTTGGCAATCACAGACCAAACCGCAACGATGATTGTAGCCGCAGCACCACCAACAGTGGTTGCAGTCTCGCTATCAATCAAACCCTTGCCGACTAGATAGCCGCCAAGTGCAGATGCTAGTGCGCGGGCGATGCCGCCAATTTCAGTAGCACTCATTTCTTTATTCCTTGAAACATCGCCAAGATGGCGTTGAAGATTGCAGCTAGACCAGACTCAGTTTTTTCTTTCTCAGTCATAGTGTGCATGTCAGCAGTGACAGGCGTTAAGAACAGCTTGATCTCCGCCTCACGGCGATTGACCAGACCTTTGATCACCTCCCCTCCAGCTTTATTCCACATCCGAAAAGCAGCAGCAGCCTTGTCCTTGTGACCAACATTCAGTTCACGCAGCACAGTGCTTTTGGCAAAAGCATTCGGGCCGATGTTGTAGGCCAAACACACACACGCACCACGTTCATTTTGATTAACCTTGGTTGTGATCATTGCATCAACTGTAGATGCAAACTTATCGACGCCCATCCGCAACAAATCTTCAGCCCGATCCTGCGTGATAGTCATGCCTTTAGCTGGCACTATGCCAACATCAGCCATCGCGGTTGTGCCGTAGCCGATAGTCCAAATCCCAACGATGTCTTGATAGGCCGTCAACTTGCAGCCTTCGTATTGCTTGATCAAATCAAGCGTTGCTTTATTCACGCTCACTTGTGCATATCCCTCTGGATTTCATCTAACTTTTTAAAGATGCTAGACAAGGCGTCCTTGATTTCTTTAAGTTCTCTGTCGTGTCCTTCTTTAGTTAAGGAAAACTCAGTTTTTATGACGGCGATCTCTACGGCATGACCTTGTGTCATCTTGTAATGTGCCCACATAAAGGCAACGATAGGCAGCACTGCGAATTGCAGGAGAAGTTTAGCTAGTTCCATCAGGTCCATCTCCCGCTGCATATCAATCACTCACTTGGATACGGGAAACGGGCCTTGATCTTTGCGACTTTGGCTTGCCATTCCTCAAGGGTAGCTTCACCGCGCTGAGCCTTGAAGAACAGCGGGTCGGCTTCTGCGCGATATGCTGCGGCACGGGCTGCTTGTTGTTGCTCAAGGGTAGGGATGCTTGCAGCTATAGCCGCAGCTATCTCTTCGGGTGTATAGGGTCGAATAGTCTGCTCACCCGTAGAAGCGTCCGTGATGACTTCAAAGTAATCCATTATTTTACCCCGTAGATAAGGATAGAACCAGCATTAAAGGTAGCTCCAGTTGACCAAGTAAATGCAATACTTGTGGAAGCAGTTGTTATACTTGGATTGCCGTAATTTGAAGTTGCAGTTGTTGCGCCAAGAGTTGTAGTAACAGTTGTAGCAATATACCTACCACTTACTAAATCAAAGACAGCATTTCCTGACACATTCCCAGTATTGTTTGGCGAAAAGTTAAATGGCCCAGTCATAATAAGCGTAGCAGCACTGCCACTGCTTTGACCGACAGCATTAAAAAATACATAAAGAATTTTATAGGATGTCAGCGTAAGCCCAGAAAGCGTCTGTGTAGTTCCACTGGTGGTAGTCAGCGTCCCAAGCAGCGTCATGCCGCCAGCCGCAGGAACATTAGCCAGCACAAACGCAGTCGTAGCAATCTGCGTTGTATTAGTCGCAACCGCAGCGGTCGGAGCAGTTGGTGTGCCTGTCAGCGCAGGAGATGCAAGGTTGGCCTTAAGGTTGTCCGCAGTAGTAACAAAAGCAGTCGTAGCAAGCTGCGTCGTGCTAGTTGCAGCCGTTGCGGTCGGCGCGGTCGGCACACCTGTCAGTGCAGCGGATGCCACGGAAAGACCATTGGGAAAGCTAGGTGAACCTGTGCCCGCAGCGTCAGTAACTGTATTAGCGCGAATCTCTGACATGGTTATACCTCTGGATACGGATAGCGGGCTTCGATCTCAGCTATCTTGTCGAGCCACTGTTGTTGTGTAGCCTTGCCACGCTGGGCCATGAAAAAGAGAGGATCAGCTTCTAGGGCGTATGCTGTGGCACGGGCTGCTTGCTGTTGTGCAAGGGTTGGGATGCTTGCAGCTATGACGAAAGCAATCTCTTCGGGTGTGTATGGGCGGGTTGTTACTTCACCCGTGGAAGCATCTGTGATGACTTCGAAGTAATCCATTATTTCACCCCGTAGATGCTGATAGAACCCGCATTAAACGTGCTTGCGCTGGTGGTCATACTAATAGAAGTGCTTGCTGTAGTTATGTTAGTTCGCAAGATAACTTGCTGAGTAACAGCGGTAGAGCTTGGAGCAGCTGCGGTTATTGAGCCAAGCGTAGAGACACCAGACCCCGTTGCTAAATCTATGTTAAGGATGCCGCGATATTGTCCTCCCCCAGCGATCAGTGTTGCGTTGATAGTGCAGTTTGCAAAAATATAATTGGAATTTGTAGAAACGTGACCGACACCATTAAACACCGCAATCAAACCGATATATCCCGTGAGCGTTAGGCCAGAGAGCGTCTGAGTTGTGCCGCTTGTAGTAGTTAGTGTGCCAAGCAGCGTCATACTTCCAGAACTTGCCCACGAAGGCGCTGCACTCGCACCACCAGAGGTGAGAACCTGACCAGATGTGCCGTAGTTACCGCCGCCGACGCCAAATTGACCTAGAGCGCCGATGTCAAATCGTGCGGCGGCAGATGTCTGGAATCTTATAAAACCCGCATCTTCGGCATTAAGGATAAGCCCACCCGTACCGCGATGCGTTATAGTGCTGTTGGTATTAGCCCCACTATTCTCTCGAATAATACGCAGACCAAAGTCTGTGTTGGTGGCATCCCCGATAAAGTCGATGAAAGCATAGCCGTTGCCCGTTCTTCCAGCGCCAATCTCAACAAACCGAGATTCCGTGGTGGCTGCTAGCAGCCCAAGGTTTCCATTTACTCCAAGCTTTTGAGTAGGCGAACTTGTGCCAATCCCCATGTTGCCAGATGCGTCGATCCGCATCCACTCAACGCCGCCCGTAGCCACAGCCACTGTATCCGCCGCTGGAAAGAACATACCCGTGTTGGCATCTGCACCCTGCACCGATGGGGTAGCAGCAGACCCGTCAACCCCTGCAATGCCTGTCGTGCCGTTGATGGTAATGGACATTAGATCACCTCCAGTGCGCGTAGTTCAACACGCCATGCTTGGCGCTGGGCAAGCACATCTGGCTTGCTCTTATCGTAGTCTGCCAGTGCCACATAATCTGTGCTGGCAAGAAGTTGCTTAATTTCAGCAATGCGGGCCGAGGTGGTAGCAGCTTGTGCAGCGGCTTCACAGGCGGCAATCTCTTGCGCGGTATAGGGGCGGATCGTTTGGTTGCCAGTGCTGGCGTCTGTAATGACTTCAAAGTAATCCATTATTTCACCCCGTAGATGCGGATAGAGCCAGCGTCGAATGTTCCGCCACCTGATCCAAAACTTATGCTAGTAGATGACGTTGTAAGAGTATTTTGAACTCCCACATGATATGTAGTAGCGGCGGTGACGTTATTAGTTTCCGAAACAGCAAACACAGTGTTGTTAAATGCAAATGTTCCAGCCGTTAAGTCCACTGTAAGTATTCCCCAAACTCCTTGGGTATTCAGACAGCCAGTATTGATTTGTAAGCTAGAAAATGTCATACCATTAGTAACTGTTGCGCTTACTCCTCTAACCACTGCCACTACTTGTTGATACGATGTTAGCGTTAAGCCAGATAAAGTTGCAGTAGCGCCGCTTGTAGTAGCAATAGTCCCAAGCAGCGTCATGCCACCAGTAACAATCCCAGTAAGAGCCGACCCATCAATCGCAGGAAGCGCACCAGTAAGCAGGGAAGATGCTACCGATCCAGTAAGCTGAGAACCAGCAATGCTCTTGTTCGTCAGCGTCTGCGTGGCGTCAGTGCCAACCAGCGTGGTGGTCACATCAGGAAGCGTCAGGGTGCGGTCTGTGTTAGTCGCAGGAGACGCTAATGTGAAAGTGCCCGTGCCAGAGGGGTTAGATGCTAGTGCAATTTTTGACATCAGATCACCACATATCGTGCGCCCGAAGACACAGTGAGAGTTACACCAGAGTTGATGGTAATTGGTCCAGTTGACATAGCGTTCTTGTCCGCTGGGATCGTATAATTAGTTGTCATGGTCTGTCCGTTTTGAACAAAAACTTCATCAGCACCGCCGCCCGTAGCACCACCACCAACCGATCCCCAAGCGGAACCGCTGTAGCCTTCAAACTTGCCAAGGTCGGTGTTAAAGCGGAAGAAACCAGCAGCAGGAGAAACATCGCGGTTTGCTTGAGTGCTGGCAGGAACAACCGCAGAACCAGTGCTTGAGGTTTTAATTACCTTCTCAGCGTCCAACTCTTCAATAGCAGCCTGAACAGTAACCGCTGCAATGTTTCCAGCAGGAGTAAAGCCAATGCTAGAAGCTACACCAGACACATAGGCTGCAACCCAAGTTGAACCAGTATAAAGCTTCATTACTTGAGAGACGCTATTGAAGTATAGCGAACCAGCAAGCAGCGCATTGCCATCGTTATCTAGAGTAGGGTCACTTGCTTTAGCCCCAAGATACCGATCATCAAAATTATCGTAAGCTGAGAGCGTAGCGTCACGAGCAGATTCAGCAGCAGTCTGTGCTGCGCTTGCATTAGATGCACTTGTAGAAGCGGAAGATGCTGAGGAAGAAGCATTGCTTGCGCTGGTAGACGCAGCAGACGCAGAAGATGCAGCATTGGTCGCAGATGTAGAAGCCGCAGACGCAGAAGAAGTAGCGCTGCTTTGGCTTGCAGCAGCAGCCGCTTGACTTGTGCTTGCAGCAGCAGCAGATGCAGCAGCAGCAGTCTGAGAAGAAGTGGCGGAAGCCGCTGAGGAAGTTGCAGAAGCTTGGCTAGACGTTGCTGAGTTTTGCGAACTAAGTGCAGAGGCAGCGGATGCAGCAGCAGCCGTTGCGTATGCCTCTGCGTTTGCAACATTGGCAACCGTAGGTCCGTTAGTAACATTACCACTCGCATCAAAGGCCAAGACCTTGCTTGCGCGGTCAGTTGGCAAAGTCAGAGTAGCACTGAGATCATAGGGGTTGAGCGTAATGCTGCGATCAATGCGATCATCTTCATCAGCAATCATTGCCGTGAGAATATCTAGCTGTTCGTTTAGAGCAGCGCGGTTAATGTCAGCACCAGCAGAGAAGTCGCTTGTCCGCTCAAGTGGAGTAGCGCGGAAGATTACAACACGGCTTCCACCAGTAGCACCAAGGACTTGCTGAACCGCAGGGGGAGTAGCAGTAACAAACACCACGTTACCAGTAGAACCATCTCCACCAGTGAGCGTGTAGTGAGTGCCTTGTGTTTTGAGAACGCCATCAACATAGACATTTATGTCTGGGTCGTTGAAGAACTCAAACGGCACAGCAAATGTTTGCTGAGTTGCTCCTTGCGCAACAGTGTAGGCAATGCGCGGATTGTTGTCGGCAAGATTGATGGTCATTGGCTACCTCTTTGCGATACTATTCGCAGCGCAAGGATGCTGCATCAACGCACAAACCTACCCCCTTAAAGCCTGTGCTAGTTCAGATACTTCACCCTTTATAAACCACATATTCGATAGAGGAAGCATTCTAAGAAGATCAGCAGTCCCATTGCCATAATCTCCACTGACAACTTTAAACAAACCTTCTGCAATATTTGCAGCCCATGATGGACCAGCGCCAGCAAGATCAGTTACAACATCAAAAGCATTTTCGCGTTGCTTAAATTTTGGCTGAAGAAACCCACCAGTAATGTTGGGACCGCCAAGAGCAATAGTTGAGTGCATCGTCCGATAAAACATATCAGAGTAGAAAGGAAGAAGGCCGCTTGCATCAACAGACCTAGCCATCTTGTCTTGGAAACTCATATTGTTCCAAGTATTTTCTGGCGTCTTTATTTTGAGAACCATGTATGCAAGCCCAAGCATTGTAGCTGCACCAATGGCACGATTCTTTACCTGACCATGCGCCATTGCAGCAGCAGTTTTGTTCATAGTTCCAAAAAGAAAGTTGTAGAATTGGAATGGCAAACCGAGAAAGCCGTTCTCAATTCGAGCATACCCTTTTAGAACGGGATGTTCTTTAAAGCCAAACTTACCAGCAATGCTCATTGGCAAGTGAACAACGCCATCAGTAATAATTGGTCGATCCGCAGGAGAACCATGAATAACGGTGTTTGTGATGCCGCTGTTTAAACCAACACGAAACCGCTCGACATCATCAATAGTAGTTTTTTGCGCTGCTTTGTAATCAACCATAGCCAGTTCATTGATTTTGTTTTCATAGGCAACAGTATCTTTTGCGTTGATACCTAAGTCTTTTGCACTGAAACGAGAGTGATTAACCTCATGCAACATAACAAAGTTAGCCCACTGCTTGGGCGTCTTGAAGATGTCGGGCAAAGCATTAACGCCTTCTGTGCGCGGCTTTAGCCATGCCTTTCGCTGAAACATTGTGCCTTCAATGTAATCACGATCAAAGTAAATAGTATTTGTTTTCCGATTATAGTAAGCGGGAACAACTTCACCTTTTGAGTTTGTTTTGCTTACAGAACTTCCATCTTCCATAGCCTCAATTACAGTGATGCGCTTGCCCTCAATTTCAGGAATTTCAATATGATCAGCCCACTGCTCAGTGTTTGGAAGAATTAAGCCTTCTTTGTTGCGCTGCCACGGGGCCTTAGCAAGCTTACGAGCCAATGCTTCGTCAACCCCGTGCATAGCAAGAAATACTCGGTCGCTTTGGCTAATCGTTCCGTCAACAAGACGAAGAGAGTAATCAATAAGCGTATGCCCCATAACCAACCCAGAGAGTTTTTTGTAAGCAATCGTCAATGGCGTTAAGCCATTGGCAATGTAAAACAAATGCTGGGCCGAGTTTAGAAGCTTTGGTGAAACAAAGTTATTACTAACTTGGCTTTCAAGCCGCAACATACCATGTGTATATTCAAGCGCAGAACCAGATAGCTGTGTCTCTAAACCAGATTGGCGAAGGGTATCCATGTCAATCATAGACTTGACGCCCTTCATCATTGGCCCCAATTCATATTGCATAACAATACGGCCAAAATCTGGAATTGAAGATAGACCAGCGCCACCCATAAAGGTAAGGCCCGCTAGAGTCCGAAGCCCATAGGCAATTTTTTGGTTTAGCGCATCTGGGTTATCCAAGACATTGCTAACTACACGACGATACAACGAATCAAAATCTCTGCGCATTGCATTGATCTCAGCATCACTTGCCCCAGCGCGGAGCATATCTAATTCCATCTCAGTTCTAACGCCATTGTAGTCTTTGCCAAACTTTTCTTGGAACAAAGCGCGAGGACGAACCCGTGCATTGTAAGAAGCAAGAACGGAAACAGGATTTGTTTCAACGTAGTCAATAATTGCAGATGTTGGAATATCTAAGTTCCGATGGCGAAAATGCTTAGAGCGACCAAGACCAGCAACAACATCGCCAGACTCTACCGCATCACCCTCAGACAGTATTTTATTGGTTGTCGACTCAGCGCGTTTGCGAAGTTCTACTGGATCAGTGCTAAGTTTTACAAGAACATAGTCGCCAGTTTCATAATTGAAATCATAGACATACGGTTTTTTTTCAAACTCGCGCATAAGGATTTTAATGAAAGCTTCACGATTTGCTCTGATCTTATCAAGCTTAAAAAAACGGGCAAAGAATGGTTCAGCTTTTGGTTCTACATTTGCTGCATCAATAGCCGCTTTAGCGCCATCAATGCGCGTCCGAAGCGCATCAATTGCTTCTGACAGCGTATCCATTGCTTGTGCCATTCGCGGCGTAACATCAAGGATATCCTTGAGTGCAATGAGATCATCTACTGATTTTGCTGCTTTAAGCTTTGCAATCAAGTCTTTAAACTCAGCAATGGTTTTTTCATTGTCAGGAAGACGAGCATTAATGTCTTCGTATAGTTTTTTCTGTTTTGCAGTCAAACCTTTTGATTTGTATAGAGCATCAAGCCTATCAAAGATGGGGCGATCTTTCTTAACTTTGGCGTCAAGATAGGTCATTGTCTTAGTCATCCATGTCTTGTTCCAAGAAGTAATGTCAGTCATTACGCTTTCGTATTCAGCTAGTTTAGCTGGATCGTTAAGAGCAATCCTAACAATTCCATCAGCATCTTTTTTCAAATCATCAATACGAGCATCAATGATGTCAATCTCGCGATCAGTTGCATCAATGCGACGAGTAGTCAAAGCATCAATCTCTTGATTGATAATTCTAATTTTGTTTTCACGACCACGCGCTGTAGCAATCAAACCCAAGTCTTCTAGGTT